GTCGATGTACTTTTCTGCGTCTCGACTGGTGAGCTGTCTGTTGTAATGTTCTAAGAACTTTTTGTATTTGCCACTACGAAGTTTACGCAGTTCGATGTTTAAATGTTCAAGTATAGCATCAATCTCTTGTAGTTGATTAAACCGGTGTTCAACAATACCGGGCATATCACGACTGTGTCGTTCTACATTACCTTTGAGAGAAGTTTCCAGTCTTGCTTGGTTTTGTTCGTTTTCAAAGTAATCAATACAATTTACAATTTCAGCAAGATTTGATTGGACCTTCCTATACCATTGACTCATTTATTCATCCCATTCTTGTTCGTCGTGTTCAAGTTCGTCACTTTCCAATACTTCAAGTTCTGCTAGGGCTTTATCTAAACTTGCATCATGTCCATACAAATCGTCTACTAGGTCATATAGATCATATGTCTCATTGATGCTTTTTAGAAAAGCCGTAGCAGCATCTACTCGATCTTTCTTATTAATGTATCCGCGGATACTGGTCCATGCCTCTACAAAGGCAGTTGCTTCTGTGTCAAATGTTGCCATGTTACTCGTTTGTTTCCTCAAGGTTATTATCTACAAAGTCTTCGTTTTCGACTTCTTCGGTATTTACCTCTTCGGATTCATTGCCGGTTGGAAAGTCTTTTCCGGCCAAGTCTGCCATAACAACATCAAACATTTCGTCTGACCAGTTCTTGCGATACTCTAGCATCTCTTCGCCATTAGGACGAACATACAAGTACCGATTGCCCTGTTTTTTAAGTAATCCAGTTGATTCCATAAGATCAAACAATCCGCTATACGGACTCATGCCTGTTTCATATGGAATTTCAACTTGAACACTTTCAAATGGTTTTGCGTATCGTGTTTTCATTACTTTACAAGCAGCACGAATGCCGTGTACTTTAGATGTTTTTACACCGTCTGCGTCTATCTTTAGTTTAAGTTTACGCATTGCTACTACAATACTACTAGCATAGATAAAACCTTGGCCACCACTGATCTTGTCATCTGGATCGAACATATCCTGACTTGCATAGGTATGGTTTGTTGCAACAAGACCAATATTATAATCGCCAAACATGTTAACTGTGTTACGCACAAGACTTGTTAGTGCTTTAGGCTTACGACCCATGTCACCCTTCATATCGCCTTTTTGGAATTGATCGACATCTGTCGGCGTAAGGAGCATTCCAAGACTGTCTACTACAAACAGTACTTTAGGGCGTTCTTGGGGATCTGCGTCGGCATAGTTTGCCTTATATTCTTTCATAAAGTCTGAAATAACTTTAGCAACATCATCGATCATTGCCAAGTTCATTTTTAGAAGTTTATCTTCTTCGGTGGATACATTAAGTGCATGTAGCCACTTTTCATCTAGTGCGTTCTCACTGTCGATTAGTACAACAAAGATACCTTGATCTTGTGCTGCCTTAACAATGTTACCGCTCGCAATATATGATTTGCCTGCTCCTGATTCACCTGCAAGCACGGTGACTTTACCTAGTGGAATACCTTTATAAAAGTCTCCGCTGATAAGTTTGTTTAGCACATAGTTACCTGTGCTGACCCATGTGTCTGGGTCACGAAAGCCAACACTCATTCCCGGAACGGCTTTGGTAATTGTCTTTCTAAATTTACTTACATCAAATGGTCTTGCCATCGTAATTCACTCCATGGTTATTGAAATGAGGGGGCATTGAGCCCCCTCTGAGGTTGGTTAAGCAGTTTTGCGGTTACGAATCATCGCAAGGATGTCGTCTGCACTAGGCTTGTCGCCTGTTGCAGGTGCCGATACTTCTGCTTGTGGAGCAGGTGCTGCTGGTTGGGGCGTTGGAGCCGATACTTCTGCTTGTGGAGCAGGTGCCGCTGGTTGTGGCGCAGGAGCAGGAGTTGGTGCTGGTTGGGCGCCGGCTGCAGGTGCGTCTACACCGTATGGACGATAGTATTGCCCAAAACGCTCTGGGTCATACAACTGTCCGTCTACACTTGACTCAAACATTTCAAAGATAGCATTAAGCTCTTCTGCACCTGGCTTCTTGGGCATAAAATCATTTAGATTATGCAAACCAAAAGTTTCAATTGCAGTGCGTTCTGCTTCATTCAATGAACGCTCTCGACGAGCCCAATTTGAAGTTGAGTAATCTGCATACTGACCTTTTTGTGTCTTGGTAAGTTTAAAGTCTGTACCTTGCTCAGAGTCAGTTGGAATCTCAGGGAAATCAGGATCCATCAACGCAGCACTAATAATTTTATAGATGCTGGTATTGATTACAAATCGACGGATTGGATTCTCAGGTGATTCTTCTGCCAATGGATTGTCTGTAACAAACCCTTGAAAGATATAACTACGCTTTTTCCAATATTTACGAGCTTCATTTTCCAGTGCTGGATCTTTGAACCAAGGGCGGATTTCTGCATGAATAGGACATGCTTCGCCCCACATTTCTACACAAGGAACTTGTACAGTTACAGCCTTGTGTTCATCTCCACCTTTAACGCCTGGGAAAGGAATACGAATCATTTGACGCTCTTTCCAGAAGAAAGTGTTTGATTCGTCACCATCTGGTAGGAAGCGAATAGTTGCAGTGCTGCCTTCGTTGATATTCCAGAATGGGTAAATTGCGTTATCGCCGCCGCTACCGCTTGAGTTGTTTCCACCTTTGCGGTTTTCTTGTTCGAGCAATTTTGCTCTGATTTCTGCTAGTGATGCCATAATAATATTCTCCTTTAATAGCCTTTATTAGCCTGTGATAGTATGTGCCTTAGCGCACCTGCATATAACATTATATACATAGTGCTTATATTAACAGTTTTGTATGGGTCTGTCAACCACTTTTTGCATTTTATTTTTTAAATAAAACGCTCTTTGAACCAAAGTAAGATTCGAATACTTGGTCCAAATCTGGTACAATCGTCTCGTTTGTTCTTTGCAATGCTCTTGCTACACTTGGATGATCTGCAAGACCAGGTGCAATACGATTGATTATTTCGTATGCGCCACTGTAATCTCCGCCCTTATATCTTGGATCGTTGAGTACACCAAACGCCATTCTAATTTCTTTATCAGTAAAGCCGCCGTTGTCTTTTTCTTCACTGCTCTTTTTCTTTTCTTCGAGAGTAGCAATGAAAGGTAGAATTGCTTCTAGACTTTCTTCAAACTTCTTAACTGTAAACTGATCGCGAATTTCAGCAATCTTGGTATTGTCTACTTCAAATGCTTCTTTCTCGATTGTTTCAATCATTGTACTATATTGTTTAGCACTTGTCAACTTTTTTAATGTGTCACGAATTTCTAGTGCGCTCTCAGCAATTCGTCCAACAAGTATTTGATTGGCTTCGTTTACTAGACCATTTGATCTAGCATAACGAACAAATTCTTTAAGATGTAACATGCGGTCAGTGATTGAATTGATATGCTCACCAATCTCATCTGTTGTTGTGCCGCCCATAGCAACATGGCGAGCCATTGCTCTGCCGCCTGCTAGGCTAGTATGTGGTAGTTTAAATCTTTCGCCTTCACGAGTTTCAATAAACAACTCTTTAATGTGTCGGCTACGGCTTCCTCTAACTTCTTCGCTAACAGTTTTGCTGTGTCTGATAACAAGTTTTGCAGACTCTAGTGTTTGGTAACTAGACTTCTGACTACCGTATGCTTTGCTTAAACTTTCTTTTACTTGCATTTCTTTCTCCTGAGCGCCTTGGTATGCAAAATCCTTTAGCTCTAATTTTTTACCGTAAGTACGAACTGTAAACTCTAACATGTTGCTTGTGGCAAAGTTTTTAATAGCCTTTAGCATTTCTCTGTTTGGATCAACATCAGCACTTAGATGTATTTTGACTTCATCAGTATCAATATTAAACATAGTGTTACTATCATTGTCAAAGAATCTACTTGCTTCCTCTGGATCAACAGTGGTTTGACCTTCAGCGGTAAACAACTGAAGTTTTAGTCCTCGACCTTTGAGGATTTTAAAAAGTTCGTTTCTGATTTTGCGTTCATCTAACATAAAGTTATTTATCCGTTTTTAATTATTTTGTAATTACTATAGCGGCTTGGTATGCGTCACTGCGACTGATAACACTCCACTGTCTGCTGTACTTTAGCGACCATTCATTTAGAGCTCGCCATTCGTGTTCTAATAGTTTGCCTGTGGTACCTGTAGCAAAATTTGCTAGTTCGTCAAACGCAATAACAGTTCCAGGAACAATCAAATGATTCAGTGCATACAATACTGTTTTGGCACCTTCGTATATGTCGCAATCAATGTGCATAAACCTAACTGGTTTGTTTTTACCCTGCTTCCACTTAGGCAGTGTATCTTCAAACCGTCCTTTTACCAGTGTTACATTTTCGCTGACCTTTGGCGGGACACCGTTTCTAGTGTATTTGCCTTTGGGATACTTTTCGGGATCAATATCCCAAGTCTTGGGCAATCCTTCAAATGTGTCAAAACCGTGTACGGGTCTACCTTTAAATCTTTTAGATATAATGCTCATTGTGATGCCGCCGGCAACACCAAATTCTAGTGTGTATCCATCTTTGATATTGGTGTGATGGTTAACATAATCACATACATGTGCAAGATGTTTTTCTCTGCCACCTGTGATACACTGTGCAGTATATATGTCATGCAAGGTCTGCATATGGATCCCCTATAAGTTTATCTGATAGCAGTTGTTTCATTTGTTCGAAACTAGAACCATATCCAATGGTCATAATGTATCTATCAAAATCAGTATTATTTATTGCACCATGTGGCACACTAACATCTAGTAGGTATGGCCTATCTATGCTATAGTTTACATCATACAGTTCTTGATGCTTGTGCCATGCAGGAAATATTCTTATTTGATCTGTTCTGCGTTTGCCTGCGCTGGCGACATCAATGGGATCTTTATATTCAATGTGTTCTTCAAACCATTCACTGGGGTATTCTTTAGCAACAAAAAATCTACTTGCAATGTTTAGTGGTATATTGACTGCACTAGATCTTGTTCTGTCAATGTGCGGTCTTTGTGGTGCATTCTTAAAAAACACAGGACTTGATTTTATTTTTGGCAGTTGGTCCATTATGTCCTTCAGTACTGAAGGAAACTGCTTGGGTGTTCCTATGCAATAATCTGTTTCTTCGCTTAGTACTTCCCATACAATATCTGTACTGTTGGTTACAAAATCAGTTAATGCTTTTTTGTCATATTGTATATTCAAATAATTGTAGTGCATTAAAGTATTCCAATCGGCATTGGTGCAATATGATCATCATCGAAACTGTCTTGTAGCTCATTGAACACTGCATCATCATACTGTGCAATTACCTGTGTCATTCTTACTGCTAGAATTGTACTCATAACAAGGTCATCTGTCTCGCCATCTTTGGCAGCATAACTACTGCCTCTAGCAACAAAAGTTTTTACTTCTCTGATTAAATTTTTACTGTTTAGTTTGATCTTATCGTTTTCAACCCAACTCTTAAACTTAGCACATGCAGTTAGTTTTGATTTGTGTGTAGTTGTAAATCCCTGCCTATATCTACGAGTACTTCCTGCTCGTTTAGGTTCACTAAGAAATGTTCCAGGGATGTTTTCTTCGCCCATTTCTTGAATAACAACCAGAGCCGCTTCGCCTAGCGTATTGTTTTCAAGGCTCCAGTATATTTCCGACGATGGTGATTCTTGTTGTATCCTATCGCATATTTCTTTAAGGATACGAACTTGCCCTTGTACTGGAGTTTTATTATGTTGCCATTCTGCTACTTGATTCATACTGGGCAATTCATATAATTGAATAGCACTAGGATCGCCGCCTGTACCTAAACTTGGATCTAGCGCCACGACATATGTTTTATCTTTTTTAATATTGTCGTACCAACGCACTTGTCCTTCTCTGCGGAGCGGGTCAACACCTTCTAGTAATGGTAGTTTTAAATTACTGATTAATGTTTCGTCGTTAGTAATGAATTCACATCCGTGTTCTCTACGGAAACGGTCTTCGCCAATTTTACTGCGTTCTTCTGTTGCCCAATCTTCATCCCTGTCAGGGTGTTCTTGCCAATCTACTAGTATACTTCTGAACCCGTTTTTGCCTACTTCTGTTTCATTGCCATATTCATCTTGCGTCTTAATTGCTTCTTTCCAAATTCTAGCAAATTGGTCATCATCTTGGTTAGGTGTGCTTGTGATCAAGCATTTACCGCCTGTGCTTAGTGTAGGGCTTAGTGATGTCCAGAATTCGCTAGCAATCCTCGGTGGAACAAACGCAAACTCGTCTAGGTATACTAGTGTTAGAGACAAACCACGACCAGTGTTTTCTGTTGTAGCTTGTGCAATAATTCTACTGCCGTTGTCAAACTCAATTGAACCTTTGTTATAACTGGTAACACCTGCTCTAATGAAGTTTGGTAGTGTTTCGTATGCGAAACGAATACGCTGCATAATCTCTTGAGCACCACTATATTTGTGTGCCGCAATAAGAATAGTAGCATCTTTGTTATACATTGCATACCATAGAAGATAGCCTGCCGCACATGTAGACTTACCTGTTTGACGAGGTAGCATTGCTATGCTGTATCTATAGTTGTGGTATACATCTACTAGTCGTTCTTGATAGTCAAATAGTTTGAATTTCATACGACCTTTAATAGGGTGTTGAATGTAACAGTGATTAAGCATAAAGTACTTTGGATCACTGATACACTTAGCAATTTCTTCAATTTGCTGGTCGGTATACTTTTCAGTCTTATAAGGTTTTTTGATTAGATTGTTATCTACGGCCATGTTTAAATACTCTGTTTATTATATTTAGCCAAAAAGAAAGGAGCATTTCTGCTCCTTTCAGTTTGACTTATTATTAGTACTTAATAATATTTTTAAGCCAGTCAAGGTCTGCTGAATCGCTCTCACTTACTGATTGCTCTTCTTCCTCGATTGTTTCTTCGTCGACTACATCTTCCTCGATTGCTTGTTCTTCGATCTCGTCTGATTCGTCAACAATTTCTTCTTCAACTTCTTCGGATTCTTCAACAGCCTCGGGCTGATTAATGTCATCCTCGGTTACCTTATGCACACCTGCAAGTTGTAAAATTCTTGCAAACATGTCATCATTCTCTTCGACTGTTTCTTCTTCAACTTCTTCTACAGTCTCGTCAATTTCTTCTACAGTCTCTTCAACTGATTCGTTTGTTTTGCAACTACAATCGCTATCGCATCCACATGGGCTTTCGTTGCAACATCCGCATTTTGCTTCTGCTAGTGTTTGCTCGTTATATACAGTTTCGTTAAGGAAATCTTTATAACGCTTAACCATCTCGTCCTCTGTTACCGGTTGCGGCATTTCAGGACTTGCTAGCTGGCTGTCTAAATAACGGCGTAGGCTAGTATCAATATTCTCACCCCAGTCACGAATGTCACCGTGTTCAGTAGGATCTGGATGACTTGTTTCTGCTGGTGTATTAGCAAAAGCCTCCTGGAGATCCTTAGTTGGGGCGATACCTGCTAACTTTTTCATGTTTTCAATATCACTCATTTGTGCTCTCCAATGCTTTTTGTCTATTCTTGCTCACTTTGAGCAATTCTTTTACAAATTTACTATTGTGGTCGTCACCATAGTAGTCAGAAGATTTAACATCTTCTGCATCGCTGTACTCAGCATCAGTTAATTTTGCTGTGTATTTGCTTTGTTCTTTTTCTTCATCTTCAGGAGATCTAATTAGAATATCACCTTCGCCAATTCTAAGGTGTTTCGCAAGTTCTCTGCTTAAGATGTTGCTAGGAACAGGGTATTGTGTTGTTATGTCAACTATTGTAATTTCTGCGCCTCTAGACTCTTTAAAATCTAATGGCGAGCTTTGTGCAATAAGTTTCTTTGGTTTTGAAACTTCAATTGCTTCGTACTTTTTAAGATGAGTTTCCATACGATCAAGCATTGCATCCGTTACAGGACAAGCGAACTTGATTCTATATGAATGTTCAATAGTTGATTCTGCTAGATAATCTTTAAAGTTTTTCATGGATTAATACTCTCTTTGTTTTATTTATCATTTATACGCTTCACTAACGCATCTAATAGAGCATTACGGTCCGTTGTAACATCTTGTCCATGCCCGTTAATTGAGTCATCGCCTTCAGAATTATCAGCATCTAACTTTGCTTTACGCAACTGTAGTTCGATCATTTTTAATTTTTTATCCATCTTAGCAGTTTTTGCAGTAATAGCATTGCCCATCATCTTGCTAGCAACATCGAATATTGCTGCGGCATGTCTATCTTCTACATTGTGTCCTAGGTCTACTAGTGTTTGAAATGTATCCATTGCCTGTTGGGCATAACTGTCCATATCTTTATCTAGTGCTTCTAGGCCTGTTACTGCTGGTAACGCATTATCAATCTTGTCTGCTGCCATAAGTGTTACACTTAGTTCTGTGTCAATTAGCATTATATCAGCTGACTCGGTTTCTTGCTCTAGTCGTTCTTGTGCCGTTGCTTCTCCAATTGGAGGAAGGTTTAAGAACTCTTCAAGTTTCTGTGTCATCTTTTCTTCCTTTTAGAACCCTGTGGTTTATTAAACAGTTGTTCTTCTGTTACTACTTTAAACGCAGCACCTTTTCTCGAACACCATTCTCTAGCTGCAGCCCATTTTGCTTCATTAATAACTGCCTGCATCTTTTCGCCTTGACTTCTAGCATTATTTAATGTTTGACTCTTGGGCTTGATATCAACAAGGTCAGCATGGTTCTGGCCGTTCTTGTCTTGATACACAATAAAGAAATCAGGTACATAGTTAGTGTTCTTGCCAGTTACTGGGTTTGTATATGGTATACGAACTGCTTCACTTGCCCATCCAACAATGTTAGGATGAGCGTCACATACTCGCATAAATTGCAATTCCCAGCCACTTCTAAATCGTGGTCTATGTTTACCTATATACTTATTTGGATTATTTGGTTCGTATATACCCTGCTGGAAATTCATTCTAGCCATTAGATTGATCCGGATCGTACTGGGTTACCGTTTCCGTCTGTTACTGGATTACCTTGACTGTCTCTAACAATAGGGCCTAATCCTCCGTCTACTGCTAGACTTGAAGGTTGATTAGATACTGTTGCGCCCGGATCAATCCAAGTTGGGTCTGGACGACCGTTAACTGTTGCCGGTTGTCTAGTACTGTTAAATCCATCGTATTTGATACCTTCGTACGCAAATGTAACTTGCCATCTTGTGGCATCACCGCCCGAAGTATATGATAGTGTGTCGTGTCTAACACCTGCTATCATTGGATTAATAAGAATAACTTTTTGATCTTTCCCGCCAGCTTCACGATGAATAATAAGCTGGTCAAAAAAGTACTTGCCTGTGTGACTTACCGGTGTAAGACCAAAGTTAAACTCGTTATCCACTGTGGTGTCCAATGTATAACTGTCAGGTGACTTAGTAAACTGATTGCCACCATAATAATAGTTACTATATGCAATCAGCAATGCTAAAAAACTGTCGTCGACTGTATCTACAATACTCACACTAATAGGATCGTATTCGATTTTTGTTTGTACGACTCGTTTTCTATTGTATTGATTAAGTGTAGTTGTTGTATATGTATGACCTGGTAACTCTACACTATCAGCAAGCAACCAAAAAAGATCATTGCCCTGTGTATAGCCAGCCTCTCCACTGAAAACAGCGGAGAGTCTGTAATGCATTTTCTGTCTAGGAATAGCATCCAGAGGTCTACCGTATGAAGTGGCAGTCTTATATACCAATGATGCTAGGTTAGTAGACATCAATTACTCCTTATTGATCTGTTGCTAGATCAACACTTCCGTCTCTGTTAGGAGAAGTAGCTAGGAAGTTAGTGTCGCCAGCGCCGTGTTGAGCGTTATCATAACGAACAGTTAGTGTAACTGCTTGTTGATCGCTGGTGGCATAGTTGCTTTCGCCGTATGCTACATTGGATACATAACAACCCTCTAGTGTCCAAAAATCAAGGATGCCTGGAGTATCACTACCGTCTAGTGTTTCAATACGCATTTGGAATTTGTACTGACTACCAGCGGTTGCTGCACTCTGTGTGGCATGGTTGATTTGACGCTGAAGTTGGTCGTCAATTCGTTTAATTACTGCACTTGATACATCATCTCTGAATGTAATAGTGATTGGATCCCAAGTGTGCTTACCAGCAAGATAAATCTTACTGTTATAAACATCAACTTGCATTTCATCATGTTGCAATGATGGTCTAGTTACCGACATTACTTGTCGTGTTAATACCAACAGTTCGTCGCCGTTGTTTGGTCCACCGATATCTTGGAATAGGACTCTAAAGCGGTACTGTAGCTTAGGCATCAAAGTTTCGGAACTTGTGCCTGCAGGTACGCCAAATTTAGTTAAGACTGCCATTATATTGTCTCCTACATTATGTTATTATTTATGCGATCAGCCAGAAAAACTATTACCAAAAGGGCACTTTATAAATAGTTATATAACAAAAAGGGCACCTATGAGTAAAACTAGACCTATCTGTAGCATATGCAAGAAAAAACCTGCCGCTGTTAATTACCATAAACACGATGAGGTCTTTTATAGGACCAAATGTGATAGTTGTATTCGCAAGCAAAAGAAACAACTTACATCTCGTATTCCTGTTAAAATTAAAAGCGACATATAAAAAAGCCCGACCTAAGCCGGGCTTTTTGTTTTTGTTATGCTACTCTTATAAAGATTGAATAGCACCAGTGTTTAGAATTCTAATTGGAACATAGATGAACTCAGCCGCTTTGGTTGGTTCAATTGCTACATCAACATAGAGTTCATTGCGATCAATTCTTGCTGGTGTGTTATTTGTTGTATCACAAACAACTGCAAAATCGTAAACGCCACGCTTGGCCATAATGTCGCCTAAGAAACGCTCAAATGCTCTTTTAGCATTTGCTCTTGTGAACTCATCATTCTGTTCAAAGATAAACGGACGAGCTAAACTATCAAAACGGTCTCTTAGATAAGATACTAGTCTTGACACATTAACTCTGTCTAGTGCGCTTTCATTTGGATTCATTGTTTTCTGACCAAACACTACTAACCCGTCATTGGGGAAGTTAGCAATAGGATTAACTTTATTGATATAAAGTGCATCTCGTTGTCCGTTGCTCAACGCAACTGTTTTGATTTCGCTTTCGCTAGTCAAGTAACCAACACTACTTGCATTGTTAACAAGGCCGCGTGTC